TTAGCTGTACACTCTACTTGGTAATCCACAACCGTAAGTGTATAAGTAGCAGTTTTAGCTACATAAGGCATAGCTACGCTTGTTCCAAATTTTAATTCGTTTGTACTTGCATCTACAAAGATTGCAGATTGTGTATCTGATTTTACCAAGAAATCATCATCAGCAGTTGCCCCGCTTAAATTATTTACAACTAAACCAGAAGCGATCGTAGATTGTCCTGCACTTGTTCCTCCACATTCTATATATCCAGAAGACTTAAAATCTCCTACCATCTCAAATTCTCTATCAGGGTCAATCAATCCAAGTCCAACGTATCCTGATTGTAAGATATTAAATCCCTTTGTGTTTATTCCGCCCATATTACCAAGACTCAGATACCCAAGAGTTCCAGTTGCGTTATAGTTCCACTGCATCCCTCCGTAATATGAATTACTTTGTCCAAATAAACATCTTGCGTTGTTTGATGCTGACGAAACCACTAAATCAGTTGTTCCACTTGGCGTATAATTCAATGCTGTTCCCACATTAAGTGAGCCATCTATGTTTACTTGGTGTGTTGTGTCAGGCGTAGTACCTATATTTACCTGTCCTGTAAAAGTACCTGCTGCCCCAGAAATATCTCCTGTCGCATCTAAGTCTCTACATTCTATATCACCAGTAGTTGTTATTTTTAATCCATGAAAATCAGCAGTCAAAGCATCTAAATTAAGTACCTCGTTTAATGAAGCACCATCATTAGTAGCCTGAAAAGAAAACCCATAAGGATTTGTTGCATTAGCAAATACCATATCTCCACCAGACATTGTATATCCACCAGTAACACCAAGAGAACCTGTGAATAACGTGTTTCCTGTTACAGCCAGTTTGTATCCTGATGTTGGTACTTGTCCTATTCCAAACTCCAAAGATGTATTCATCCATAATGCACCATCTCCCGATAATCCATAAGGAGAACCAAAGGTCAAAAGGTCATCAGCGTATCTTACCCCAATAACATTGTCCATAGACTTGTTGTTGTAGAAGTCCAGTTGGATATTCCCACTATTACTATAAATCTCTGCGTATGCTCCTTCCATATAGAAATACGGGTCAATATATGCTGGGTCACCAGCGTTTAACCAACTAGCTGATTCTACCGCATTAGTATTTACAGTAGTATCACAAGTAATATCCTCATTTACTTGAAGTTCTCCGTAGACCGTTGTGTTTTTTAATTTAGCCATTTTATAAGTCTGAGTCTATCCAGAAATTAGTTAAGTCTCCCGCTATGTTTCGCACTGAACCATTGTCTCCAGTAATCGTACTTGTTCCGCTATTTATAAGGAATTCTTCATCAGTTAAACCACCAATCGTGTACTTGTATATTACGTTGTCCGAGTAATAAGAAATAAATCTTGCTGGTATGCTTCCAGAAGCAGCGTAAATCCTAACAAAAGCATATACATAAGGTTGATATGGTGGTCTTGCTGCTACTGATGCAGAAGCAGAATGAATCAATGCTCCTGTTCTACCATTCCTTAACGTAAGAGTTGTTCCATCCCATTTCATTGTATAAATTCCATTGTTTGTGACATAGCTAGAAAGGTTTATGCTATTTGGTATCGGCAATCCAGAGCCACCAGTAGAATATAGGTACTGGAAAACCAATGAGTTTGTGCTGTTCGTCAGCTTCATGTAGTAGTGCCTGTACCGCCCCATTATTCGTGGGTCTCTATATCTGTAATGCAATCCCCAAATACAACTAGAACTAAGACTAGCATCATACTTGAATGTTATTTCCATAAACCAACCAGATGCCCTTGCTTGAGTTACGGTGCTGATATAGTTATTTGTACCATTTCCAAGTCCAGCGAGTCCACCAGCAAGTATTGGTTCTATAAATTGTCCATCTACATATAAAGCATCTACTGTTGAACGCATATTCGTATCAATAGAAGTATATTCATCAAACTCTCTTGCTTTGATTGTTCCATCAGCTTGCATCTTAATCGGTATCTCCACCGCTTCATTGACTCCATCTCTTGTCCAGAAATTAGTCAGAGTTCCATCTACTGTTAATTCGGTTGCATTGTCTCCTGTAATGGTTGAACCTTCTCCGTTGTTTATTACAAATGTTTCTGCGTTAATCTTGAACCAAAATATCTCTGCTTTAGAGGGATAACTTGACCCAAAATTCCTGTTATACACATAACAACTCACATCTCCAACTGCAACTGTGTCCTCTGTCTCGTCATAAACTTCTTTTCCACCATACTCATTTATTAAACATGTATAATTCGTAGCACTATTCTTTGTGAGTTTTAATGTATAAATCTGTCCTTCTCGAACTACATCCTCGAAATCAAATGTACTCACACTATTTCCTATTCCTAGTTTCCCGAAATAGGTTGTTCCCATGTACAATAAATATCTATCATCTACTGTCGTAAGTCCTCCAAACAAACATCCATAAGCATTTTGGTCTGCTTTTACTGGTATCCTGAATTGTATCTCAAATACATCTATATCTTGTATAGACACTCCTGTATCAATTTCAATAGTAGAACCATCTCCAGTACCAGCATAAGACAACTCATCCATATCCATAGAGTCAGGACTCTTGAGGTCTCCTGTGTCAGTCAGTCTATTAGTATGTACCATATCAATTTATTACGAAATCAATACTGCTCTCGCCTGAGTTAAAAACTATTGTAGCATCTGTTCCCATACGAAACTCGGTTGCCTGTACGTCAAAAGCCCCCATGTTCAAATCAGCAGTTGCACCATCATAAGGAACGCATCCTGATAAGTCAGCGGGATTATCTATTTTCATCAGAGTTCTATTACGGTTAAGTTCTTCCCCCCGCTGGCACATATAGCTGTTATAACACCCTGATATACATCATCTGTCACAGAGCCTCCTTTCTCGTTAAGCCGTATCCCCTCCCCCGAAACTGCAGTTCCACTGAAACTAACATAGATGGTTTCATCGGAATCGTTCACAAGACTGAATCCTTTGCGCCCCGTATTCGCCGCCAGGACTGTGGTAGAACTAGAGCCTACCGTCACAGCAGCATTGGTCGCCGTTGTTGTGTCCGTTGTATTGGTCACAACCTTGGTTGCACCTTTTGCCATTTATTTTAAAAGAGTATTAAGCTGCTTACAGAGATTGTCTATATCGCTTATTGTTTTCGCCTTATCAACGAAGCTCTTGTTTAGGCCCTCTAAAATCGCTTGCCCGCTGGCAATAGACTCGTTAATGGTTTTTAACACTCCTCGTTTCTCTTCAATAAGGAGGCTTATGTTGCGAAGGCCTCGCTGGACCTCCCGCTCCTTCTTGACCCAGGCAGCAGTCTCTTCTTCTGCTTTTTTCTTATTATAAATTTGTCGAGAGCGCTCTTTTTTGGCGTCTACGATTTGGGTCTCTACCGCAGCGAGAAACTCCTGTGCGTCTTTCAGTTCTCTTTTAGTCACCTCTTCGGCGGCCGTGTAATTGTTTACAGAGGTTGAAAGCGCGCTTTGCTGCTTCTTTAGTTTATCGATCTCGGTTTGTAGTTTATCCATTATGCGTTGTTGTAACCAGTTAGACTCGGTGTAACCTGACCACTTGTGTAGGCCGTTACTTTAAATGCGATCCAGCTTAGTCCTGAGACACTGGCTGAAAACTGCATTACGTCGTTTTCTGTAAAAGGAATACCTGTATCCCCCGCCTTTGCTGCATCGTCTTCATAGTCCTGACAAACAATCGCGTCATATACGTTTGTGGCAGATTTTGCCGCCGTGAAGTCTGGACATGCTTTACTGATCGATCCGAAGACCGTTACCGTGAATACCGCCGTAGTATCTCCTGCTAGGGCGAAACTAACGTCATCGTAATCCGCTACTCTGAGTCCTGCTGTTATAGCATTTAGGGCTCCGATAGCAGGGATGGCTTCGAGGTGCTTGATATATCGTGTCATCTTTTTGGGTTTAAATTATAGGGGGGCTTGCTAAAAGCTCTTGAAGCTTCTTCACACCACTTGCGTGATGATACTTGATCCCTTTTTCATCACATTCCCTTTTCAGCGTTTCTAGCTCTTCGTTGATCACCGGTCCCTTGCTTACTACAATCGGCTCTGGCTCTACTGGGTTCCTAAGCGCTTGTGCTTTCTCCAGTGTTACCCATTTACCGCCTCGTTTGAATTTTTGTACTGCCATTTGTGTGGTGGTTAATAATTATATGTTAAGTAAAGGTTGCTTTTTCTGCACTGTTTTAGGGTTTTACAACATCCTTGATCTTCTTTCCTACATAGCTTGCTGCGCTCACCCCTACGACTGTTGCCGCTGCTGCCTTGGATTTAAGGATTCCCTTTGTTTGCTTCGCGTACTCACCTATTCGTGCGATAATGTTCTCTTGTATTTCGAATAAGTCTCTCATTTGCTGGAATTTCTTAGCAACACCCGGCTTCCCGGCCTGTTCTGCTACCTCATCCATTATATTATTCATAATATCCCGCGTCGTGGTCCAGATATCATTCCTGTGCTGAGTAATGCTATCCGATAGACTGGTGGCTTGTTTTATTCCATTTGTCTGTAACCCATCCCATTCTATCCTTGCATCCCAAACCTCATCTAAGGTTGTCGCATTGTCTATCTTGTCTAAGATCTTTCCTAGCTTCTTTTTATCAGCCTCTTTCATGAGTAGCGAGGGTTGTTCTAAAATATCTTTCCTAATAGAATCAGCTACCTCTTTTAGCTTACCCTTGTTGGAGCCAATGCCACCCGGTCTTATCTTTGTGTCAAGCCCGACATCTGCCATCTCGGGTCTCAGCTCTTTACCAACCTTTATACCCCGCGCCTTAGCTGCGTCATGTAATTTAACCGGATTCGTAGGAACCTCTTGCGCCCCTTCTGCCAAATCGCTTATCCCGCGTTTAACCGCGTCGCTTGCTGGTCTCGAGGGCGCCTTTTTCCCGAAAAAGAATTCCTTCCATTTACCAGGGGTATCTATCTCTATGCCAGCCCCCTCTGCAACCCCTTTCCGGAGACTCTTCAACGAAGTGGCTGATTCCGAGGCGATGCCTTGTGCTTTTTTTGCGCTCCTAATTGATTTCCCCTTTTTTCCCGGAGCTCCTCCTAGCACGGCTCCGAATACGGCTCCCCATAAGGCACCTGTCATTCCTGCCTTCAATGCCTCTGCCTTAGTCCCCCCATTAGCTATTACACGTAATGATTCTTCTGTAAACCCAGCCGTTCCTGCTTCTGCCGCAGATAACCCGCGAGCTGCTAGGAACTTAGCCACAGGCCCCAGTGCTTCCACCGCTGCAGGAGCTTTTAACATAGGACCAGCTATTGCCGTTCCTACTTGTACAACTGCCCGCCCTAAATCCGCTGCGATAGCCTTGGCATCATCGTCTGATACTTCCATCATAGCTCCCTCTAGGGCTTTCTGTCTATCCTGTTCCAGAACCAGTAAGTCCATTTCTATAGACGGACCACCAGCTTTAGTTAATATCTCTTTTTGTTTATCGAATCTATCATTAACGTCTTTCGTGGCTCTAAAATCATAAGATGCTCCTCCAACAAAGTCTCCTATCGCCTTCCCCGCGAAGATAGTTGAATCATGTACTGATTGGGCTCCTTCTTTAATACCGCCTAAAGCCGCCTTAGCATGCTTTTTTATTCCGCCCCAAACCGTTGGCTTTGGTGGTATTCGGTCTTGCAATGCGGCCTTGAACTGGGCGTTGCCAGTTGTCATATCCTCAGGCTCTAGCCCCATTAATGCGCCTTTCTGGTGTAAGTCGGCCGTCTGAGCCCCTTTCTCTGCCTTACTTGCCTTCGCACCAGATGATCCGAATTTACTAAACACATCAGGCTCCTCTCCCTCTCCCTGAGGTGGTGGAGGAGGTGTTGTTGTCTGGAATCGACTAACATCTACCCCGCTAGGAGCAGGTGTTGCTATTGGCGTAGCTGTTGGTGTAGGAACTGCAGCAGCTGGGGTTATGGCCTCCGGGCTCTGCGCAGTCTCCTTCCGTGCTGCCAGTTCTGCTTTTAATTCTGCTAGTGTTGACATTTTATTAAAGTTATTAAGCTATTCCGAATCCTGTGATTTTCTTGTATTGAGGGTCTTTCTTTGAGATAAAAGTGTTTGGTCTATATCCTTCTGCGTCATCATAATTACTATCCGCTATATAGATACCATCCTTTGTTACCCCTGTAATAAGTCCCGCGTGTCCAGCCTCGCTTCCTGTGTCCATTACGAAGTAACCACCCACTGCAGGCTGTCCTCCGTCTGCTATAGATACGTAATTAGGCCCGTCTTGTTTGCTAGGGAGATCATCGCCCATTCTTTCTGCACCACTTAATCCGAGCTTATCGTTAACATACTCTCCGCACTGTTTACGACCCTCTCGTGGTGGTCCATCTCGCAATATCCTTTCAGCTGTTTTCATCTCGTATTCAGACTGTGTCCCAAGCGGAGTTCCTGTGTATCCGGCTTGTGCGAATTCATCTGATTGCTGAGGGACTCCCTCTAAAACAGCTATTGCACGCTCTAATACCGCATCACTATAACCCGAACGGTCTGATGATGACAGTATTTTGTTTGCTTCACCAAAGTTCATTGATTGTATGTCTTCATCGCTAGGACCCGCATTTGGATCTGATTCCATTTCGGTAGAAACGCTCTGATTTGCTCCTCCATTGAAGATTATATCATAGGGGGTTGTTCCTATTGATAATGAATAGAAGTTATCTAGCTGTAAGCCCATTACCTCTGTTAGGGCATCTATATTTGCGTTATTCAGGTCCATATTCTTTGTGATGTCAGGGAACATTGCTTTGTATTCCTCGGACTCTGGTACGCTGAACGCAACACCGGACATAGACCGTCTATATCCTTGGATCGCTGCCTGGATCTTGGTTGCTATTCGTCTTCGGTCCGCGTCAACAACCATACCAACCTTAGAGGCTATTTGCTCCTTTGTTCCATCGAAGATATTTAACTTACCCCCTGCTTTCTCGTATGCCTCCATTTCGCTTTGGATGTCTCCCAGGAACTTAACCGTATACTCTGCTCCAATTATTTCGTTTTTCTTTGCAACACCCGCAGAAGACCTGGCTCCATCTTTTAGCCATTCCCGCGTCCCCTTGATGTCCCCTCGCTCGAAACGCCGATCAGCCTCATCTATAAAGTCTTTTCTATTTGCTTCCCCGTTCATCTTTAGCCCCACGTTTTTAAATGATTGTCGATACATCTCATTTCGCTGGGTTGCCTCCGACAACTGTCTTGCACGGAACTCATCACCCATGGAATCCAGGGTTTCTCCTGCATCTATTCCTTCCAGGAACTCTCCTAGTGTGTCAGGATTCTGCGATAAATATCGTGATCCAAACTCATCAACCAGGAATTTCTTAGCAGCCCTCACATCTGCCGTTGTAACGTTTGGATAAGCTGTTCCTGCACCAACATCAACAGGACCTGTTCCACTCACCGCTGCTCCCTTTCTTCCTGCCGCGGCTAGTTGTCCCATTCTCGTTAAGTATGCTGTTTCCTCTTCAGGAGTCATCTTTCCGTTCTTATATAACCAGTCTGCTGTCTTATCATCGCCGGTTAGCGCGTCATACGAGAGTTTGTTCTTAATAAAGGCATCTCTCTCTGCCGTTGTCCCTTCTCCTCCTATATATCGTGCCGCAGTCATCATTTCATCTGCGTCCCCTATCTCAGAGTCAACATTACCATAGAAGTCAGCTGCAAATGCACCTGCTATCTCCATGGCGTCGTCTGTAGCATCGCTTGCAAAGATTTTTTGTAATGCGTCCGGAATTAATGAAGGATCTGCATTCATTACTTGTGTTAGATAGGCCTCTGTAACAGCTTTCCCTCCTTTTCCAGCCCGAACAGTGGCTCCCAATTTCTCTGCATCTAATAAATCTCGTCGTCCTTCTTGAACATTTCTATCTATCCCTCGTGTATTGATCATAAACTCGTCTTCCATGTAATCCGCTGCGTTGTCGCCAAAGCGACTAGCAACCGCTGCTTTTGCTTTCTCTAGATCATCTTCATCAAACCCGTCTTGCTCATATTCCTTAACGGCTACATTAAAAGCCTGGTTAGGATCAAAGCCCTGGGTTGCAAATTGGTCTACTATTCTGTCGTATATAGCAGTATCACCAGAATCCAAAGAGGCCCGCTCCTTATTCTGTCTAGTCCAAATGCCCTCAGCTATCTGCAAACTAACGCCCTGCTCTTCAGCTATACCCCTTACAGCTGTAATTTTTTCCTGCAACTTATCTTCATTATAATCATCGCCGAGCTTTTTCTTAGCATCAGCTTTCATTTTCTCTTCTGCCTCAATGGCTTTTACCTCACTCGCTGCTTGAGCGCTGATCTGCGCGATCTCTGCTTGCTGTACAGCTAAAAGTGTAGGTTCTTGCTTGATAGCATCTATTTTCTCTTGTGCGAGCTTGTTTATCGCCGAGATATCATCCCCTGCCGTAGGTATCGGCTCCACTCCTGGTGTTGGAGGCGTTTCGCCATCTCTCACAGGAACAGTTGGATCGGTCGCAGTCTCTCCTTTAATCAAATCAGTGGCCTCTTCTAGCGTATTAGCTGTAAAAGGCGTTGGCTTTGTTTGAGACCCCGCTGGCCCTGCTAATCCCCATCCACCACGCTTACGTGGATCAAAGAATGGAGCAGCTCCGCTCACTTGTGTCTCTCTGAATCCATAATCGGGACTTCTTTTCCCTTTCGGTTGTGGTCCGTAGGCAACGTTTGGAAGCCCTCCATTTGCACCCTGTGGTCCAGCTGGAACATTTGCTAAAGCTGGTGCCCCGTTTGTAGGACTTGCAGTCGGTGGCTGCGTGGCTACCCGAGCCCTTTCAGCCTTTTGCTGATCTGGCGTGAGCTTTCTGAATGCTTCTCCTGTTATATCTGGCATTGTTAATGGTTTATTTCAGCTCGTAATTGTATAATACTACGTTTTTATATTTCATTCCACTGGTTGCTCGCGAAGAAAAAACTCTTAGCGGTCGTGGTTGAAGTACTTGCTGCGCCGTCTATTAAGTGATTTCCCCCGGCTATAGTGATCGTATCACTATTCTTGCTCGTTATTGTGACTGCTTTTCCTATATCTACATCTGCGAGTGTAACCGTTGCAACTGCAGCGGTGTTACACACTATATATCTATCATTTCTAATCATTTGATAGTCGCCCGTTACTACAGACACCTGTTCTCGTACACCATCTGGCTCAGTTATCTGTACCGAGCGAACATTAAGGCCTCCATCTGGCTGCGGTTGCGGGAATAAGTTATCCATAGAATTCAATTATAGGAGTACTTGCGCCATTAGGCGTTAAAACGAGTTTATACTGGATCTCTCGCGCGTTTGTTATGGTTCTGCTAGTTAGCACGTTCTCCACTGTTTTTTCGAGTGTAAGCGCAGCATATGCGCCCCTGTTTATGGATGCATAGAGTGCTATCGTCGTTCCTGACGGATAACTCTCGTATTCCACCCGCGGGCTCGGCGTGACCTTGCGACCCTTGCTATCCACGAGCGGCATAAGCATTGATTCAGTCTCTGCTGTGCCTAGGTCGGTTGATAGTTTCTTGAAATAGTCTCCAACACCTATCTTATAGGACATTAGGAGTGATTCTGAGTAAACACCTTCCGCCTCGCCTGACACCCGTGATATACTGTATATATCGGAATTAGCAATTGCTGACCCCAGTGTTATCGGGCGGCTTAATACCTCGGGATATCCTGCATCAAAAGACCCGAGGGAATATATCCCCTTGGTTCCGCCTACCCCTAATAATGTCTGTCCCTTCCACGCGCTCCAGGCATTCTTTCTGATCTTTGTAGCCCCAGCAGTTGTGTTTGGTATTTTTTTAAACTTAGTGGCGAAGTTCCCGTCATAGCTATACAGGTCTCCGTCTAAGCCCACACTCAGAAGCAGCCCTCCATTGTACTCAATCATGGCGCTGATCCCTGTGTCTTTTAGTTCTTGTTCTGATGAATAGGTATTACTCACTAGATCCCACTTAAAGATCTTTGCAAATCCTATAATAGAATTTACGGGTGCTCCCATCTTATGAGCGCCCACTATTAAGTAGCGACTCATTTGTCCTAACGACTCCACCACATATCCGTCTTCAAATAATAAGGCGTTTGGCATTTGGACAGTGAATACATCAGTGTCTGCAAATGTCTCTGTCTCAAAAGCAGACTCTATGTCAAAGTGATCTAGGTCTGATACGTTTTTAACAACAAAGTTTCCGTTATAGTTAGTCGTTAGCGTTATGATTATACTGTCTCCAGCAACCAGGCCATGCCCTGTTGCAGGGATTCGTACTATATTGGGTGTTCCCTCTTGATCGGCTGCATCATCAGTATCAAGAAATCCTGTTGTAGCAGCTTGCCACGACGGGGTTATCTTTCCTATATGATTGGTGTGACCTGCATATAAATCGTTTTGCACAACCAGTAAAGGATGTTCTAAGTCGAACTCTATAGCAGCAAAGTCGTCATCTCTTGCTGACGCCCAGGTAGTGTTTGGTGTATACTTACCGATCCTCCTTTGCATTGAATAATAAATATCTCCATCAAATAGTTTCGCGTCATTTATTGCCCCATACTCAGTCCCTTCCGATATGGTTCCTAACTCAGACCATACATCTGCCCTGGTTCGTTTCCAAACAGTTCCCCCAATACCGAAGTGGTATGAAGCAGGGATGTCTGTATCCCCCTCTGTTACCTCTACTATGGACACAATCGCTTCGTCCGGCGGATCACCGCTTGATCCATCTGTCTCCACTGTGGGGTGGCATTTTAACACCCCCGGATCACCATGTATATCGCAATTAATGAGAGTGTAGCTTGCATTATCACTCCCTTGTCTTTTACTGGCCCCGATACCGCCTAGATTCCAGTTTCTCATGTTTTAGGTGTTTTAGTCCAAATAGACGCTGTTGTCGTTATCTTAGTCCATATACTTTGTAGCTGCCCATTTATTTTTCTCCCTAGCTTGTTTCCCATTGTAATAGTCTCTGTAAGGATCCTTGAGTATTCAAGACCCGCCACCGCATTGGCTGCCATTGTAATAGCGCCTGATAAGGCTTTCCCAGCCCCTTTATACACATTCCCTGCCATCGAAATAGCTTCTGTTAGAATCCTGTTAAACCCGGCGGACTTTATCACACTATCAAAGATTGTAATAGATTCTGTTAATACCTTTAAGAATATTAAAAGGCCGCTAAATGTTGCCCCCATTGTTAGTGATTCTGTTTTTATCACGGCTGCCCCCTTATATATACTATCCCCCAATGAAAAGGATTCTGTTAATGTTTTTGTTTCTCCTTGTGAATATTCTTCTGTTATAGCTGATGTGGTAGAAATAACACCACCAAACGATAACCCAGCCGCCTGAGTTCCGGCACCACCCATAGCGTATCTAGCCGTAGACAACGCTCCCCCCGCAGACCACGCTGTTCCGTTATATTCTTCTGTTGTGGCTACCGCTGATACCACCCTTCCACCGAATGATAACCCAGCGGTTTGGGTTCCAGCTCCAGCTAATTGTTTTCTTGATGTGGCTAAGTTTCCGCCACTCGACCAAGCTGTTCCATTATATTCTTCTGTTTTATTAGTATTTGCCGTAGTGTATCCACCGATTGATAACCCAGCTGTTTGGGTTCCTGCCCCAGCTAGATCAGACCTTGCTGTAGCTAAATTACCTCCAGCAGACCATGCTGTTCCGTTATATTCTTCTGTTTTATTAGATACAGCTCCAACGGTTCCACCAAATGATAACCCAGCGGTTTGAGTTCCGCATCCACCAGTATAAGACCTACCATCTGCTAAATTTCCTCCAGCACTCCAACTACTTCCGTCGTATTCTTCTGTTACGAATCTATCACCAGCATAACCACCAAATGATAACCCGGCAGTTTGGGTTCCCGCGCCAGATAAGAACCGTCTCGCTGTTGATAAATTTCCCCCAGCCGACCACGAAGAACCATTATATTCCTCCGTTACTGCTGAGTCAGACCCCGCATAACCACCAAATGATAATCCTGCGGTTTGGGTTCCACAGCCACCGAGACCATATCTCGCTGTAGCTAAGTTTCCGCCAGAGGACCATGTACCTGCCATGTTAGTCTTTTAGTTGTAAATATTGTTTTTCTACTTCGGCTTTTATCTTCTCTGGTGCATCCTTTAACACCTCCTCTAGTATTCCTTGTTCCCTACATGCCATTAGCCCGGCGTTAAGCTGTCCCCTTAGGTTTTGATTCTCAGACGGAGAACCACTGTTCCCTGCTGTAGCTGCTTGACGCAACCATCGTTTTGTGTAACTCACTAACTGATGATTGTCAACGCTACCTAACTCGGTAGCCGTCATGTGTTTTGCTTCCCTTGCTTTTATATCAGACCATTCATTAATTTCTCTAATTCTGTCTTTTGCTACTTTTTCTTGTCCCTTCTGTATAAACAACTTCTTCTCTATCTCTATTTGTGTTAATTCTCGTTCTAAATCATCTTGCTCTGCTTGTATGTCTCTTTGTAGCTTCTTTATCTCGATTGCGTTTTTCCTGTATTCATAAGACAGCATAACCATCTCCGTAAACATTACATTCTGTTCTCGTACTGCTTGCCAATACTTAGAAGCATGTGTAGGGTGTTTTATATCGTTTAACACAGAAACCTCCATCTCTGTTCTTGTTCTAAACACTTGTGACTTCTTAAAAGTCTCTTGAAGTTCCTCTGTTAAAGGTAATAATGAGTCAATGTCTGCTTTAGACAGTATCTCTGACTCCTGTATGATGTTGAATGGCTGTGCGCCGTATTCGCCTTTTTTTAATTTATTCATTATGTGGTTGTTAATTAACTCCACTCTGGATCGTCTGCCAGAGGTTTCTCTTCTTTAGACCAGGTTGCTTCTGTCGTTGCGGTTTTAGTCCAGGTTGCACTGGTCATTGCACCTTTGACCCAGGACGCGGTTGTCTTGGCGACCTTTGCCCAAATATCTGCAAGTATCCCGTTTACCCACTTTTTAATACCAACACCCATTATCAACGACTCTGTTAGGATCTTGCTAAAATTCCTAAGATGGCTTGTTATAAGGGTCGCAGCGATAGTTAGTGATCCTGTTAATTCTTTTGCGTAATTATCCCCGTGTCCCACTATCCAAGCAGTGAGGCTTATTGACTCTTCTTTAATAATGGCAATGGCCTTCGAAATAGAATCACCCATAGACATCGATTCTGTGAGGGATTTTGTCTCTGCGGCATGATAGGTGACATACAATGTTAATGAGGTTAGTGTTATGTAGTTATGATCATCAGCACTCATGTGTGTGTAGTCATCATCCTGGTCGTCTTCGTGTCTAAAACAAAATTTCGTATAACCCGTTTTGCTTATTGCCGCCCGACCCGTTGCATCAAGCGTGAAGTCATCATTTGTCATAACTTGTGCACCGGCACTCCCATCCCAGGTACCATACTTTGTTGTTGTAACGTGTCCTTGGTAATTTGCCGTGATAACAGTGCTCGGTTGAGTTCCTGAGCAAATACAGAAATCACCGGCTTCGTTTTGTGCGGTACAGGTTCCAGATACTCTTACGTAGGCAGCGCTTATCACTGCTCCGTCTGGTAGTGCTGATGTGTCAAAAGCCACAAACGCCCTATTCATCCATCTGTCATATGAATCTCCTTCATACCACCCAGCCCTGAAGACTGATGTAGAGCTGCTCGTACCATCATTGCTACGCAAGCGGTCCCAGTTATCTTCTGGAACATTTGGCACCTCATGCCAGGTCTCTGCGCGCTGGGCATAGCCATAGTATGAAGCTGATTTTGAGAAGCTGGTTGTTGTCATGATTAGCTAAAATCAATTTTCCACGTAATCTGTAATGTGTCCCCGCTTACTACGTTGATTGCAGAAAAAACCTGGTTAGCAACCATTGTTCCCGCAGAAGAGGCGTTGAATAATCCTGCTTCTGTAACAGCTTTTGTGTCGGTGATTGATTCCCATTTATATAACACCTGTGCTGTATCATCAGTGGTAGTTGTTGTTTCAGCTGAAACAGTTCCCGTTGTTCTAACAAGACCGCTGTCTTCTATTTCTGCCGTCAATGTTGTGTCTGCGGGATCAACTGGTGTGGTCCCTGTCCCCACCGCAACATATGTAAATGCTGCCATCGCTGTGATGCCTGAAAGCCTGTCTGGTGCCGCTGCTTTCCCCGCGGTTGTTATTTGGTTCCAGATATTCATCTCAAGAACAGGTTTTCCAAATAGTGATGATTTATTATCTATTCCTGCACGCATGAATAATCGCCCCAACCAGTTATGTTGGAAGACTTCCTGCTTGTGTCCATTTCTGAGGTGGACAATCCGGACATTGTCTCTAGTTGATAGTTTTGCTTTCATCTTTAATGATTAAAAATTATATCCGTCCTCCAGCGGAGTCACGGCTGTGATTGCCTCGTCGTCGTTTATATCACTAAGTGAGCTAAACAACTCCCTCAGCTGGTCGTTATAAGTCATCTCAAAAGCAGTCAAGGCTATTCCTTTGGTTTCCTTGTAATCTATGACTGCCTTTGTCAGAAGGACATCGTGTGACTGCCTAGGCATCGCTGTGCTTGTTGTGGTAGAGCGAGCAGACATATCATCCGTAAGGCTCCAGTCTGTGTCTTCGTAATCTTTTGGATAGATTAATGCTTTTAGCTTTAGCCCCGCCGTTACAGCATCAATCGTTTCTGAGTAAATTGTAATTGTTCTCCCATCTTCAAAGAACTGGGGATATGTATCAGAGAATTGCTCCGTGATAGTTGTCTCATCCGTTGTGGCGCCCGAAAAGGACTCCGTTGGCTGAAAACCGTAATAAGGCTTATCCGTGTTACCAGCCACGCGGTAGGTATTTACATCAAATGGATATACTCGGCGCCATTTGCTGTCAATATAAGCCTGCACCATTATCAAGTTTTTCACCACATCACCCGGGAAGGCATACTCCCTCTGATCTTCCACTAAATCGGTGGTTAGGTCGAACGAGAAGTATCCTGCTCCATTACTGGCGTGTGTAACTATCTCTCTAGCGAGTCTATCTTTTGCAAGATTAGCATACGCCGAGATGGTTGCGGTTGAAATAGCAGTGGTGTCATTTTGACCTAGTGCTTTTTCTCTGAAAAGTTGTGCGAAGGCTGTATATTTCATAGTAAATCCATTATTTGTCCTACGATCACAACATCAAACCGTAACGGTAGAAGCGTGATTAGTAATTCCTTTTCTTCTGGAGTTAAGTCAACATTTTCGGGGTCTGCGTCTATCTTTTTCATAAGATGGTATCGTTTTTGATGTGACTCCGCGTTATTGAGCTTGTTCTCAAGCCCCATTGGTAGATCTGCTATATCCAGTAGTGCGAAGTAAGCACATCGTCGGATGGTGACCGGGAGTTTTTTTACTTTCTTCTTTCCTTTCTCGTCCATGGATACCTCTCCTTGTGTTGATGGTTCTCCTAAGTAGTTGGTGAGTTGTTGTGTAAAGTCTGTCATTGTTTAGGGGTTAAAATTATGATGAAGACCCAACTGGAATAGTTGCACTTACATCGTTTCCGGTTACTACGTTGTTACAAGCAAATGTAAGGTCGATAACATAAGAGCCTGACCCCAATGCTTCTCCACTAATACATGTGTTGTTCATTACGTTAAACACACTCGTTGAGTTAACATCAATAAAGATGTCAGCACATTGAATCATGTTGTTCGCAATTACTCCTCTTCGTCCAGTGACTATAGTTCCTGTTCCAGAAACCATGATACCGTTATCAGCACCACCAGTCATTGTGTTTCCTACGATTGTCATTCCATCAATAGCTCCTGCTGCAATATCAATATATTCGTTTGCAAAAGTACCTAAAAATTCGCAATCTTGAACCGTTAACATTCTACAGCCAGTAGTTTTAATACCACCAGTAGCTGTCAGTGTTGAAGTTGAACCGTAAGCCAAGAAATCACAGTTGTGAAACTCTGCTCCCCAACAAGCACCCGTAAGTGTCATAAGGTCTGCTGCTGTTGTTGGCTCAAATTGAATATTGTAAAATCGGCATCCTATACCAGCATTAACTGGTGCGTGATTACCTTCAATAGATGTTTTCGTAAACCCGTTCATTGAACCTACACCAATAACGTCCGTTTTCTGTGGGAAGATTATTAGTGTTTCAATAAAGCTGTCTCCAGCGATATAGATTCGGTTTCGGCGTGCCCGACGGTTTGAACCACTGGCAATATCTGCGTGACTTGCTGCAAATGCATAAGCTAGCGTTTTAAATGCTCTGCTCCAGCTTTTACCCTTATTCCCATCTGAACCGGAGTTTCCATCTACATAATATGTAGTTCCAGATGTTCCTTGTCCTCGTATGTTTCCGTCTTTGTCAATAACCTCTATTGGGTCACCTCCATTAGAAACGTGGTATGAATTTTTTGTTGCCATTTTAAAGTTGTTTTAAGTTGGGGGAAGGAATTACGCCTCCCCAGTAGCCTGGAGTCTCACCAGTACATTATGCAATTGGTTTTTAAGTAGTACCTGGACTACCCAAGATTTGCCATGGCATGTTTATGATACCTTGCATGAAGTAACCAGTAACATTCTGACGAACTGATTCGTTGTCCTGTATTTTGGGTGACGTAAATGCTGGGTATTTTCCAATACCTACATATAGAGGGTTTTCCTCTCGTATTTTGGTATCAAACAAGAACCAGTAATTTTTGTTAGCGTATGTAATATGTGGATCAGCAACAATTTTCATTGTTCCTTCATATATATTTACATCGTCAACGGCGGTCGGTGTAACACCTTCTGCAAAGAGACGAATTGCGTCTCGGTGAGCTTCAGTATTTTTACGTACAACGATTGTATCGTAATCAATCTGCATCTCTTCTCCAACTGCGTCTGCGATCTGTGATCCTTGCTCAAGAGCCTCGTCAACTGCTGTCATGCTAAAAGCTGATGTCATATAGTTGTCGAATGTCTCTCCTGTTTTCCATGTGTGAGTATCAGCACAAAGAGCTGCGTCATCCGGTGCTGCAAAATAAGTTGTAGCAAATGCGTAGTTCAAGAATTTGTGGATCTCTGTTACAAAGTAGCTCTTAGTGTCTCGTAGACATCGGTTTCGTTGTCGTGTTAAGTACGCGCTAACTTTAGTAGATCCGTCGCCCATTTTCTGTTGATCGTCTTCTGTGATTTCGTATCCGTTACCGAAACGCTCTTTTTCAATAGTCATTGAGTAACCATCTCCTAGAGAGTTTAGTGGCGGTGTTTCGTGTTCAGTCAATTTTTTTGTTCCACTGAATGCTTCAGTAGAAGTAAAGATTGATGCCCACTCGTCATTGTTTTGTACATTAAAGATCGGAAGATTGATCCATTTATCAAGTGCGTTTTTGGCACCGTTATCAAAGGATTTCTTAAGCCCTTTTTGTGTCTGTTGAACAAAGTCTGCTGTAGCCATTGTATTAAGGGGTTAGAAAGTGATTGGTTTGTTGATGAAGACTTTAACGTTAAGTTTTGAGCCTACAGTACCTGCTTCTGTGTCTGCTGCGACCATTAAAACATTTGTTGAAGATGTTCCAATGTCTATGAGCTGCGTGGTTGTACCGACAAGATCGCAATCAAGCATCTTATCAGTAACCGCGAAGTCCGCGTCTGTTGTTCCAAGTAGTTCAACGTGCCCTTTTGTGATCTCGATGATAGTCTCACCATCTGCTGATCCTTGGGGGGCGAATGCAAGCTGTGTACCAGTGGCTGTTGCTTTCACGATAAGTCCTGTGTCTAATTCGACAAGGTCTCCCGCTTCAACAACAGTTGCTGATGCAATAGTTGCTTGTATTGTTGTGAACTCCGAAATAGCTTTAAAATCTGCTGCCATTTTTATGGGGTTAAATTATTTAAACTCATCGGGAAGAGATTCCATGTGCTGTGCTTCAGTTTTCTCCTCTTCTGTTTGAGTTGTAACTTTTGCGCCATCACCACCTGCGCTACTTTCTACAGTGGCCCTGGTTCGCTCTGCTCCCATCGCTGCACCCATCTGCAATAATTTCTCCATCCCGACTGCACCCGCCACGACTTCGTCAATAGGAATATTTTTCCTACTATCATCGTTGAGATACTCCCGGATTTTCGACTCATGCTCTTTGAGTTCAGGGTACTTTGTTAGAGCTTCGCCCACCTTGGTCTCCATTTCAGTCTTTGCGGTTAATTCCTCTCGAATTAATTCGCGGACATCAGGCGTCTCAGTTTTAGGTTTCTCTTCCGTCGAAGATTTTCCTTCTTTCTTTGCCTTTGCATCCTCCTTGAGTTTTTTATTCTCTTCAGTGATGCGTTTAAAGGCTTCTTCCTGATTTTGATTTTTTTGCTCTGCTTCTTGAGCGGCTATTTCCTCTGGTGTTGAGGCTTCGCCAGTAGTTTTGTCTGCTGTTTTTGATGTATCCATTTTGTATGGGTTAAAAAATATCCAGGGAGCGACCCCTGCGCAATCTTTTTTCTACTTTAAAAGATTGGAAATAAGCATGAAAGCTTAATCCAGTTCCTACAACACCTACAATCACGAAAAGGTACTATAGAGACTGGGTAAAGCCTTCAGTTCGGCACGATATGTAAAAGATCTATTTAGATGTGTCCTCGAATACTTCCATGTCTTCCTCTTCGAATATCACTCCTCCCTCTTGTATAAAAGCCCGAAACTCTTTTAATAGCACGAGCTCTATTTGTGTTTTTTCGTATCTACCTACAGACCGCCTTGTTATCTGGTCGTCTGTATCCCGCTCAAATACCCAATTAACCAAAGCCTTCTCTTTTAAGTCTATTGCTATGACTATGGGTTCCATTATGTGCTTCCACCCAGGCATAGTTTTCACTTCCTTGATTTCAGCTTTTTGTTCTTCCGTGACCTGTGGAATTGGTATCATGCTACTTGAAGGGTTTGTGGAGTATCAAAGTTTTGATCTCCGATTGGTACCGCAGGTGGTGCCATTGGCGCCTGCGCTGCTGCTTCTTCTTGTACATTAGGGTTCTTGGCTTTAACCATGACCGATTTCATGTGTTCCTTTATGTGTTTCTCTAATCCTTCTTCTTTTTGATGCTCATCTATATGTGTCCAGTCGTCATCCTCTGGTTTTAGATCAGGGAATGTTTTGTTATCTATCCATGCTTCATTTTCTGCACGCGCCATCATTCGATCGGGGTTGTCCCGGAACAATTGCATCATATCCATGCTGGAATAGTCATTCAACCGCGCCCATTCGCGCGTTAAGTACTCGGTATTGATGTTTGGGTCCTGTGAGAGGATAGGATAAGCATTTGTGAAGTTCTGAAGCTTCCTAAGCCGCCTTGCCTCGCTTACTATCTTGCTCTCAACCATTACATCTGGATCTGCGTCTCCTATGATGTCTTCTCGTTTAAGTGGTCTCCAGGTAAACCCTGTAAGCCCGTTAACACGCATTATCTTCTCATCTATTGCCTTGGTGTAATGTAGTTTGTACATCTTATACCAATATCTAGCGAAGGCTTTCTCACTCCATCCGAAGATCTTAGCCGATAAGCTAAATCGTGTATCCGCCCCCTCTGATACTGTAGCCACTTCAGTGGCTGTTCGTCTAGCGCTACTCATAGCACCCTGTTGTATCTCTGTGGCTCCTGTGGCACGTTGCGCTAAATCGCGAAGTTTATCCATTAGGAAGCCCACCTCTTGTCCGATTTGGGCATTCTTCATTGGCTGATATACGTCTCCGACAGGACCATTAATAGGTATTCGCTTGTTGTGGCCAAAGTTTAGGTGTGAGGCTTTAGTAACCTTTGTGGCATCATAGAATCCCATACTATATGTATTTGAGTCTACGTTGAACAACGTTGCATTCAATATTCTTGCATTGGCACGTTGTTTGTCTTCAACAAGGTCTGCAATACTCACTCCGTCCCAAGAAAGGGAGTCTGGATAGATCGTTCTATCAATGATTGCCCATTCCTTTTGGTCTTTTAACACGGTTAACCGAACAATCAACCCGTTCTGGTATCCCACCAATACGCGTTTCTGTACACCTTTACCGTTTTCATCCTTCATGCTGAACTTAGTCCACCATTCCATAATCGTATAATTCTTATTCTCTCCTTCTACATCTCCCAAGCTATCATATCCTTGTGCATTATCCACTTGATACTGCGCTTCTTTCAAGATAGCGTCGGTTGAGTCGGAAAGTTCTCCTATGTTTTTATAATTCGTATCTTTTTCAAAATCGCTTAGTGTTTTTGAGATGGGTCGTCCGCCAAACCGCATGGCCCCGCGTCCGTCTGAGTCCCCATTCACACTTGTCGCGTTAGGGTCTCTATGCCAAACAAGCATATTAACTACTTCTGGTCGTGGGATAAGTTTTTCTGAATCCCATTGTTGCATAATACACAAAGAACGGCCGAAGAAGAGCGCGTTCCAGTCTAATTTGTAATCAATATTTGCCTTATCCATATCAACTGCGTCGAATTCGTATAAAGGATTGAGGTTTTCTGATCTTGCTATATCACCTCTCGTGCGAGGAGAGAAATTAACCTTCAATTTATCTTCATACAAAGCAGCCAGAACGGTCTGAAAATGAGTAAACAACATAGGGTCGCTTACTGCGGTAGACTTTTTCTTCTGGTTATTGAATAACTTAATACGTTTATTATCACGAGTCCATTGAGGTGACATAAAAGCTGCCGAGGTAGTAACCTCGTTCTTTACCTGGTCCGTTAGTTTCTTATATTGCTTTTCACTCAGCCCGACATTTTTCGCGCGCTGTTTATCTGATAGTTTAGCCATAATCGAAAAAGTTTGCGTAATTGCATTTACAGTATATATCTTTTTTTATCAACAAGGAAACCCTATTTCACCAAATGTCTCCTGGATCCACGGTAGGTAATGGGTCTAAATTAACGCTTTCATCTACAGCAAAGGTTAACATGAACGCATCGAAACAGTTAGGTGATGGTATCCCTTCCCGGCGCATTTTCTCCTTCGACATAATCTGGAGCTTCCCTGACTCGTTATACCTATACCGTATATTCAGCAGCTCATTCCATCTTTTATCTCGGACCAATTGACCACCGCTCCTGAGCCACTGTCTCATCTTCCAACAGAGCTCTGCTCTTATATTCAAATACTTCGAATCCTGACTAGCTTTTCCTACATTTAAAGGATACGCATTTTGTCGCGCTTTCGCCATTTCTACAGCGACATTAGCCCCTTCTCCGAAATTATCCACGACCACATTCCCTGCTTCTATCCTAAAATGTGCTAAAAACGTAATAGCTCTCGCAGCCACTGATTTAGGCGTAGATTTAGTCTCTTCTGCTAATATTTTCGCAACATGTGCGCTTCTCGCAACGAAAGCAGACTTATCCACACCTTCTCCGGCTGGATCAACCCCCATTGCTGTGTATTTGATATCCCCATCACCGATCTGTGCGGATTCCAGTTCCACAGGATTGAATAGTGGTACATACCCTTGATCGTCCATTGAATCAGCACTGGGGAACTCTCCTTTTACGAATACCCGGAAATCATCGGAATCAAAACCACTGTCCTCTGTTTTCTCTATAACGAATTTCCAGTCCACTACCGGACTCTGTCTTGAATCAAATGTATAATTCCGCCAATCTGTTCCCTCGTTAAAAGATTTCTTGAAATGCCCTACCAATCTCGTTGGGTTGGAAAACATTAAGAATAACCAGAACGGACTTGTCGCAATACCCTTACCGTACTCGAAAATCACGTCCGGTACTCCCGACGCCTCATCTGCTACCGCCATTACATGTGGTGCATGGATCCCGGAAAATGCTTCGGGATTCTCTTTCCTAGACGTTCTTGCTCGTGCATACCATGCTGTTGGCTCAGGAACCATTCGTATATACCCTGCTGTGATGTCATATAAGCTCTTATAGATATCAGGCATCCTATGGATCCAACTAGCTGTCTCTTTCCATAACACATCGTTTAATTGTGACGCTGTAGGTGCCGTACACGGAACTACTGAGTCTGGAAACGCGAATAAGAACCACGGGATTAACCATCCGGCTAAACATGATTTCCCTATACCGTTCCCCGTTTTTACTGCGATTTTATTAGTCTGGTGACCGTAATCATCAACTCCACGCCTTATTCCCTCTAAGATCGCGCACTGTTGCCACGTGATGTGCTTGCCTAAGCGGAAATCTTTCCATTTCCATTGTCCGTCCTCCATCTTCTTGCCAAACCACTCAGCTTGCCAATCCTCCGGTTCACTGGCTTCTAGTAACTCCTGGTACTGTGAATAACATGGTTGGGGTTCTAATCCCCACATAGTCTCTATGAAAAAAAAGGGGTTTTTGCATTTCCCTATGAACTCCGCAGCTTGTTTGATCGTTGTCATTTATTTGTATTAGGGTAATGGACCGTTTAAAAAAATATGGATTGGGGGGGGGGCCTTAATTTATATGGGGTTTTTATACTGGGTGCCACTTGCCATCACACCCTCCCCTATGGGGTGGGACTCGAAAACAAAAACAAACAAATAGTCCTTTACCATCTCTCTCAGATAAATCCAGTAACGTACTAAAACCTCTACACAAATAACAACAACGGTGATGATACTCGTCGATAGGGTATTAGACTTATGCGTGACTGATTCGTTATTCATGTTAAAGGTTATAGGAGTGACTCATTAACGTTATCGTCTGTTGTATTGGTTGATTTGATTTCTTTATTATTGTTACTTTCTAATGATTCGTCGTTTATTTCAACAACGTTGACCTTATTCGATTCTAGTTCTTTATGACCTTTAGTAAACATGTCAATAACATGATTGGTCTTTACTTCACTCTTATCACTAAAACCATAATTCGATGACAATATCAACTTGGCGATTACACTATTATATCTTCCACTCAACCCATTATTAATTAGTAATTCTAATTGTTTTTGTTTCACTTTATTTAAAGTCGATGAGAAGATTGGATATTTCAACGAACCATTCTCATTTACCATTCTACCCCAAAGATACAAAGTAGACGGAGACAAACCAAAGATCAACGACAGTGAATTAACTGAAGGAAGTGTTATTGGTTCATTTGGATCTTTATTCTTAAGATCTATTTCTAATAAGTAATCATCAATTAATTTAATATACTTATCATCATATTTACTGTTTTTGTGAATTGTATTTTCCATATGTTTATTATATATATAATTTTTAGGATAAGTCAAATAATAATTATTCTTATTTCAAGTTTTATTCAAACATCAAAAGAGACCCATTTACTAATAGATCTCCTTTTACTTTAACGTTTCCTA